GGAGACATAATGAGGGAAGCGCATCGTCGCGGATGGATCACCACCAGAGATGGTAATATCAGTTTGCGTAGACGAGGCTCAAGATTGATGTACATAACCCCCTCCGGGTATAGGAAAACTATCATACACCCAGAGCACATGGTTAAGATTGAATTTGCAGAAAGTGGTTTAATTATACCAAAAGGAACAAAGCCCTCCGGAGAACTTGACATGCATTACTATCTCCTCAGGGAGGCTACTGGTACCAGAGCAGTTGTCCACCTACACCCAACAAATATTGTCGCAGCAATGTATGCCGGCTGGGATCTCCAAAAAATTGCCGCTGATTTCCCGGAGGTCAGCAGATACACAAAGGTGGGTCCTTCGGTCCCAGTACTGCCGGCGACATCTAACAAATTAGCAACGGCTACTTATTCTCATTTAAAGGGTCAAGAATCAACTTATTTAGAATATGACATTGTTGGGCAGGCATCTCATGGTGTGTGCTCTGTTGGGTCAAATCCGTGGGATGCCTTTGAACACATAGAAAGATTAGAACATATTTGTGAAATAGTATTAAAAAGTGGTGTAAAATCCTACAATAGAAGAATCTTTTAATTAAGCTTGACATTATAGCAAGAGTGCTTATATTTTATTTGTATTGCCATAACGGAATACATTACCCAAGTCAAACTTGCTATAAAAGGAGATTAATTATGACTTATTCACTACAAATACCATCCATCATGCACAAGGCGATGTTTGGAAACTTACTTCATGACTTCCATAAAACGCCGAAAAGGAAGTCCTTTCCTCTTACCGATCTTTACTGCGATAAGGAGGGCAACCAGATTATTGAAATGGCACTGGCCGGATACAACAAAGATTTAATAAAAATTGAAGTTAGGTCCAACCAAATGACAATTAGTGCTACTGGCTCCAAAACAAACAGAGACAGCAACATTGCCAGAAGAAGTTTTCTTAAAACTTTCATTGACTATAACGGAGAAATGAACTTGTCCGGTGCGAAAGCCTCGTTTGAGCAGGGGCTGCTGAAGGTTATAATCGCCCCAAAAATCAGTGCTAAATGTACTACCATTGAGATTTCTTAATCACCTACAACCCTACTCCTGTGGCCATTTGCGCAAGCTTTTGGCCTTTTTTGTTTTTCCCCTCATAGTTACTAAAGGGGGGACAAATTATGTTGTTATTTTTATTTTCATGTGTTATGCCGTTGCTGGACACTCCGGATGACATGTTAGTTGAGAAAAGCGAGCAATCTACTTATGCAGTTAACAAGTTTGACCATAGTATAAGCTCATCAGTCAAATTAGTAATTAAGGCTGGTCCAAGTGCCAGAGGTCACGCTTCTGGTAATTATTTTAGGTATGGTAAACAAAAGTTTATTATAACTGCTGCCCATGTGGTAGATGGTGGCGAAGTGTGGGTCAAAGACGGTATAGATATTGTCATGACAGAGACATTATGGGTAGACGCAGAGAGAGATATAGCTATTATAAGGCCAATGGGAGAATTGTTTTACACTAAGTCTATAAAGTTAAAAATTAATATAGAAAAAAACAAGGTCGGCACAATAGTTAGGTATGCTGGGTATCCATCTAGTCTCGGAAAAATGGTTTTAAATGGTATGGTTTCTAAACAAACGAAAGAAAGAGTTATTCTGCAATCTTTCGCGCTACCAGGATCTTCTGGTTCAATAATATTTGATAAGCGCGGTAGGGCCGTAGCTGTTTTATCTGCTGTATCAGTTCAAATGAATCCATTCGCTGGATTTCCGGAGCTTGAAGAAAACATTGTATACGCAGGCAGGCTAGATTTTATTACCAGAGAATTCCTTAAAGAGGTGCTGGAAGGTGACTAGTGGCGGTTACGACTTTAAATACGAGGTTGGAACCCTTATCGAAGATACGGGAAAAATAGGGATTATCACAAAGAATATTGCCTCAGGTGCGCTAAAAACAGAAATATCAGCGATTAAATGGCGAAACAACTATGAAATAAGTTACAATGATGGTGACGTTCAAATCATAGCGGAAGCGACATTTATGAAGCTGATAGCTTCTGGCGTAATAAAAATTCTATCAGACGATATTAGTTGTTGACATATAGTTACTTATGTGATAAGGTATTATACAAAGGAGAAATTATGCCTCAAGATAAATTAGAAAAAAAACTGTTACCATTCGAGCAGAGCATTAAAAATATGAATGATTTTTGCGACAATATGCAGATGTTTGAGTCTGTGGCTCTCATGGTCGAAGCTGCCGAAGCTTTAAACCTTTCATCTTCCACCGAAGAATATGAGCTTGCCGAATTAGACGAAATGCTTAAATCAACACTGATTTCGTTTTCTGAGTATATCGAAGATCGGGGCGGATTGTGGAATTAAATGTCGGAGATTTAGTCCAACATAACGTACATGGCTTTTATGGAATCGTAATCAGCCAAACAGGATTCTGGGGTCAGGCATTGGTTTGCAAGGTTGAGTGGGCCCATACACAAAAAATTAATATAATTGATATATTATTTCTTGACAAAGTAAGTGATAAGTGATACTAGTATGTATCAGGAGATGAAAATGGAAATTGGAGATTTGGTTTACGTTTATGATGAGCACTGGATTATAATCCAAGTAGACCACAGTACAGTGCCAGAGTTACTCACTGGGCTTTCGAGCGACTGGAGTAGATGCGTTTTTACAATAGATGATATAGATCAAGGAGGCTGTAATGAAATTGTATGAATACCAGAAAAAAGCCCTAGCTAAAATAGACTTTAGCGGAAAAAGTGGGAAAGATCAAGAGATCGCAAAAGCGATGCGCCACAAGAGAGAAAATGCGATATACCACGATGCTCTCGACAAGAGAGGAAGTCCAGTGGAATATAAAAAACAAAAATCACAGCAGTGGCTTGACACTATCAAGTTTGCAACAATGACTTCCGAGCAAAGGAAAATACCTATCTTGTTTTTTATGCACGATGGGAAAAGAATTACATCAATATACCAAGCTACTTATGATGAGGTTATAGCCAAGATGGGCTACACTACGGAGGAACTTGATAATTTGAATAATTTATTAAAATCCAACGCTTTCAAGAAGAGAATGCATCAATTTAAAGCACCGATCAATGAAGACGAAATTAAAAGTTTTACTCTGCTGCACTCCTTTGTGGGGGAACAAATGTCGTTAACAAAAGCGGGGATGATATTATGAACTTTATAAACCACCCTAACTTTAGTTTGTTCTGCTTCTTTCTGAACGTCTGGTTTACACTTTCAAACGTGTCCACCGGTAGTTACTTGTTCGCAACAATATGCGGCCTTTGTGCTGCGCTGTGTTTCAGAAACTATCTAAGTACAAGAAAGTAATTTAACCACTAATCAACAAGGGAGACAAATAATGGAAATAGGAGATCTCGTAGTAGGCAGGACCTTAGCTGGTCTTGGTATTATTTACCAAGATGGATTAAAGCCGGACTACGTCTGGGTCCATTGGATAACGGGCAGATATAGAGACAAAAGAACATTAAGCTGGAAAGAAATGCTATTTAAATACGAAGGAGGCGAACATGGCACACATTTATTGGACTGGTCCTAAGGCATCGGAGAAGGAAGTCAAAGATGCTCTCATGAAAGAAATACCAGATTACACGGATAGTGCTTTTTATGTCAAAAAGCAAAGTGACGACACAAGCACACACATGAGCATATACGTTGAAAAAGAAGATACAAGCAGAAACTTTGACTTCAAGTGGAAGCAAGAACCTCCCCACAAATTCATGGGGTGGAGAATTTTGATTATATTTTGCCCGATAGGGTACGTAAGTGGTGTTCTTCAAGCACCGAAAACAGAATGGGAGTAAATTATGTTAATATTTAAAATTACGAATAATCACATTGATGAATACAATGAACTTGATAGCTATGATTTGGGGATGTATGCGTTAAAACTGTCTAACGACAAAGAGTTGATGGTTTACGAGACAAAAACAATTGCCCAGAAAGCGCTTGAATATTTTAAAAAATCTTTTAAGGAATAGGGGGATAGCACATGAAAGGATTCTATTGGGGTAGTGGGGTGGTGCGCTGCGGATTTTGTGGCCATACAGGTCACAACATAACGACATGCAAAAGCGTAGACCAATACGCAGACCTGGCGCTTGACAAGTTTGCAAAAATACCAGACTACGTGCCTAATTCTCATGAGCATCGCGCCCTTGTTGAATTAAAGAGAAGGGAGGAGAGAAAGGTCAAAATCAGAAAGCCCAGAAAACCATCTGCCTGTTCTTATTGCGGCAGCCTTGATCACAAAAGGCCCAAGTGCAGACATTTAAAACAGTTTAAGCAGGATCTTTATGCAGCCAATAAAGCATGGAAAAAAGAATTGTCATTAGCTTTTAACCGTGCTGGTCTTGGAGTAGGTTCTTTAGTTAAATTTCACGAAGGCAATGGTCCGAATGATTTTGTCTTAGGATTGATTGTTAATATTGATTATCATAATCTAAATTTATTCTGCTCATACACTGGTGACAACAAGTACCAAAGCAGTAGCACAATTGAGGTTCTGATTGACAATGATTTACATAAAGTAAACATTAAGTGCTTTGCGAATATCATTGGCGACTCTCTATTGACATCAAATTATTGGTTTTTAGATTATATAGAGCCGGTGGTTGTAAGCCCTGCTCCCTTCGATCCAGACCAAGATTGGCTAGATGGTGAATGGGATGAAATTTTTAATTGGTTCTTTAACGAGATTAACGTTAACATAATTGAAAGAAAGAAGCTGAGCAGCCTTGTGGAAAAGTGGATTGATCAATAAATTAAAAAAATATTTGACACCTGCCACCCACCAGGATAGTAAGTAATACCACTGATAAAGAATGGAGAATAAATGAAATTAAATCATACAGCCAATAAAATTGATTTGACCATTGAAAGGGCATCTAAAATATCTTTCAACAAAAACAGTTACATGAGAAGGAAACTTGAAACATTAAAAGATTTGCGAGAGAAGATGAACAACCCAGAGCGACCCCTATCGGTCGGTCAAATCAACTATGTTAACAGCTTGATGGAAACATTTAGTGATAAGACACTAGATGAAGAGGAAAATTGGGTATCCGAATGGGAATCAAATCCAAAGGTTAGAGAGAGGGCGGATGTTGTTTCAAAGTACTATATATCCCAGAAAGGTTGGTTCTTGGACGTTGCAAAAGATATTCAAAGAATAATGGGAACCGATAGCCCAAGTTTAGAGGCCCCAGATTGGGCTATGACCGATAGGATGCTTTATAATGATTACGCTAAAAAAGTGTGGGCAAATCATGTAGCGCCCCACCGGTGGAAAGCTGGTGAACTGGTTTGTTGCCGGGCTAATGCGCGTACCGAAGGTTGGGGATACTTTAACAGAACTGAAAAGGTCGATGTTTACAAGGACCCCTGCATGGTTATCGAATCAGGTTCAAAGCCAATTTCAAACGCTACCAAATACGATGAAAAGCGTGGCGGTTGTCGCTGGGTTTCCATTAACCCGATCGGAACCGCACATATTTTCCATGTTATGGAAAAAGATCTAAAAATATATAGACAACCAAGAAACAAAGGGGAGAAAAAATGATAGATAAAATAAAAACGATAGCGGTCACGATGACCATTACAGCGGTAGCTTGGACCTGCCTAGCAATTCATTTTTATAGAACAGGTAAAAAAGATGAAGAAAATACTTGACACCTGCTACCCACCATGATAGTGGATAGTATAACCCAAACCAATGAGGTAAAAATGAACATTGGAGATTTAGTAAAGATCAAACAATCAAAAGATCCAAGATACTTGGGCGAACTGGCTATTGTTGTTGTCAAGGGAACTTGGAGTGTGGATGTCTGTATTATCGGCTCAAACAGCAATTGGAACCCTCGCTTTGCCATTGAAGAACTGGAGGTGATAAGTGAAAGTAGGTGATTTAGTAAGGCAGAAGTATCCGCACTTTAGGCAGATCATTGGTCTTGTCTTGGAAATAAGCGAATGCGGAGACGTGTTAGTTAGCTGGCATGATCACGGCGACAAGTATCGCAACCATTGGCATCAAAGAGGACATTTGTGGAGGATAAAATGAAAGTAGGAGATTTAGTAAAGCATCGCAATAGCGGCGCATGGGGTATAGTTACGCAATTACGCACCAACCATTGGCAAACTGATGTGGGTATGGCTAAAGTGTTCTGGATCGAAGACGACGTGGCTATACTGCACACTATCGGGCAATTGGAGTCGGTATGAAAAAATATAAAATTGGAGATTTAGTGACCCTGTCAGCACAGGGTATATCATTACACCAGAATCACCACGCTGTTGGTGGCTGGGGCGTTGTTATTGAGCTTAAAGATGGCAATTGTGTCTTCCCTATAAGGTGTGCGTGGTCCGGCGGCAGACAACAACCTCGTCCAATAATAACTATTAGCTTTAAACCCTACGAATTGAAGTTTTTTAAAAAAAGTTCTTGACATTTTCCACCCAGTACAATAGTAGATAATATAACCCGAAGTCATGGAGGGCAAAATGGCTTACTTAAAACCAGAACAAACCGTATTTTTCGCACAAGGCAACATAACATCGACCATCGAAAAGGTGGCCTTCCGCAAGTATCTTACTAAGCCAAAACTTGATAACAATACCGGAGAGCGTAAGCGCAAATGGAAGTCTATGCCCTACGCAATTTGCAAGGTTCTCATGAGCGAGGATTCAAAAGTCCCCGCAGACTCCAGCTTCTTAATCGCTGGCTATCGCCTGAAAAAGAAGTTTCTACATGGCAGCATGGTTCTGGTCATGGGTAATGAATACATAGCAGACTATGAAAAAGAGCACGGAAACGAATGGGTATCAAAAATGATTGAACAGGAAAATGAGAGAGAAGCCCAACGCCAGGCAAGAGTAGCAGAATGGAAAGAAAAAAATAAAAAAAATACTTGACAACTACTACCCTACACTATAAGATACTAACATAACCCGAACCAATGAGGTAAAAAATGAAGAACAATAAGTTTAAAGTCGGAGACTTAGTTAAAAACGAACGCGATGGTATCGGAATTGTTACAGGGGTGTATCATCTAAACTGGAGTTATCTTTGGGTTAGATTTGTCAGCGATAAAGAATCCACAGTACACCAGAACCATCTGGAGGCAGTATGAAAGTAGGAGATTTAGTAAGAGAGAACCCCGATAATGTCTGTGGGAGTGTAGGCGACACGCTTGGCATAGTATTAGATGTCGACAATGATGGAATTGCGGTTGTTTCATGGTTCTGGCATGGGATGTTTGGACCGCATGAAAGTTACAACACAAGAACAGAATTAATCTTTTTTAATAAAAGTGTTTGACGACTTAAACAAAATAAGATAGTAGATAATATAGCCCAAATCGTTGGAGACAATAATGAAAATTTACGAAGACAAAGACAAGAAAGATCCCTACCGATCTACCCCCCGCTGCGGATACTGCCGCCATGAGGGACACAATCAGTACAATTGCCCCGAAGTCGCTAAAGACTGGGCGTGGTGGAAAAACCACCAAGTACCCATCACCCCCAGTCGATATTATTGGGGACGCTCTACCCCTAAATACTGGGGTGAATGGTATCAGAAGTGTAAAGAACTTTACGAAGAGCAGCAACGGAGAGCACTTGTCCCAAAAGCCAAGAGGCCCAAAGCGGATTCTAAGTGCGGGTTTTGCGGCGAACACGGCCACAATAGGCGTAACTGCAAAGAGATGGGGACATTTAAGCAGGATTGCTACGAAGCCAACGAAAACTGGCGTAGGGCCGCTTACAAGGAACTTGTCGAGAAGCACGGTATTTGTGTTGGAGCTTGTGTCGAAGTACAAAAACCCGCAGGTTGGCGATCAACTGATAAAAAACCAACCGTAGAAGTGGCAATTATAACGGAAGTAAACTTCGATAGCCTTAATTTAATGGCCGCAAAGAAATGCTATTACAACGGCTACGTCGACCCCTACGAGTGTCAGTTGAAAATTAAAGCTCTCATAAACGGCCAAGAAGAATGGATTCGTATGGATACCACAGACAATCATTATAAGCCCGATGATTTTGCCTATGGTCTTCCGAAGCTATCGAAAGTAATCTTTGCTAAACAATCCTTCACCAATTGGGGCTCATGGTATGTTAGCAAGCTATTATCCCCTTCAGAACACCCTTTAGATGAAAATTGGGTAACGGGCTATAAAGATGCTTTTAATTTAATGCTGAAAAAACGCTCATTAGAGCAACTTGATAGTGATGGTGTAACCTCGCTTATCTTTAAATGGTTAAAAAAAGTTTAAAAAATATTTGACAAAATTCTGCTACCAAGATAGTGGATATGTGTCACCAAGACAAAACAACTTAACTCAAGTAACTATTTACTTTACAACACAAAATATTGGAGTACATTATGAGTACAGACTTTAAAACATTTAACATCATCGTCAATCCTGTTATCGCTGCTCGCTTCCCTGTTCTTATTCGTGGTCGTCATGGTATCGGCAAGTCTGAATTGGTATACCAAAAAGCAGCCGACCTTAATTTGCCTGTTGTAGAGCGTCGAGCTTCTCAAATGACCGAAGGTGACTTACTTGGTCTACCAAAGGTAGAAAACGGTGTTACAACCTGGCTCGCACCAGAATGGCTACAGACCGCCTGCAATAATCCTGTGGTTCTTTTCCTTGACGAAGTCGATAGAGCTACTACTGAGGTACGGCAAGGCATCTTTGAGCTATGCGATTCCCGCAAAATTGCTGGATATACCCTACACCCTGACACCATCATCTTTGCTGCGGTCAATGGCGGTCGACATGGTGCCCAATATCAAGTCGGAGAGATGGACCCCGCAGAGCTTGACCGCTACACTGTGTTCGATGTAGAGCCAACTGTAGAAGACTGGCTTGACTGGGCACAAGGCAAAGTACAGTCATACGTTTGGGACTTTATCAACAATAATCACGGCCACCTCGAACACAAAACCGAATTTGAGCCTAACAAAAAATACCCTTCACGTCGTAGTTGGGTTCGACTTGACAAGACGCTTGGCGACCTTGACGTTGCTAAGTTTCCCCACCTTCACACACTTGTCGAAGGATTCGTGGGGATGGAAGCATCCACAGCCTTCATTGACTTTGTAAAGCATTATAAATTCCAAGTATCCGTAGAAGACGTGCTAGATAATGGCAGACTTGATTTGGTTAAAGACTTCGACAATCCCCAGCATCTCGCACTTGTTCAAAAGATGAAAGAGCAAAAGGTGTTTGAAGAAGCTATGAACGAAACACGAGTACAGAACCTTGCAGACTACTTTGTTTCCCTTCCTTCGGAGATTGCTATGACGATTTGGACCAACATTGGCCAGGCCAAAGTTTCAGACAACATCATCAACTTTCATAAATCCTCCTCCTCTGCTGGCGAATTAGTTAAGAACCATATCGTTAAATTAATGAATGGTAAATAAAAAATGAACTTTTTTCTTGACAACATATTCAACACGAGATAGTAGATAATATAACTTTTTTATGGAGCTAGCCATGACTACGAAAGAACCATTTGATTTGAACCAGCACATTTTTAGATTACTTCGAGGTGAACCCTTCTTCGCGGCACTGTCCCGTAGAATAACCAAAATGAAAACCAGAGCAATTCCGACTGCCGGTGTCAAGTTGAATAAAAAAACAGCACAATTTGAAATGGTTTATAACCCTGACTTTTTTTCAACTCTCCCTGACGTTCATATCAAGGGTGTACTAAAGCATGAGTTCTATCATATTATCTATGAACATGTCACCGGCCGGCTACCTTCAGAGGGAATGAGTATGATGTGGAACGTTGCGACAGACTTGGCTATCAATAGCCATATCTCTGACGAACTACCGGATATGGCGTGTGTTCCTGGTCGTGATAGATTCGAGAAATACCCCACTGGGCTGTCCGCCGAAGCTTATTATAAAATGATCAAGGAAGACGAGCAGTTCAAAAAAGACCCACAGCAAGGCGATGGTGAGGGTGGCGAAGGCAATGGTATGCCCGACTCCCTTGACGACCACAGCGGGTGGGGCGAAGCTTCGGATGAAACAAAACAAATGGCCAAAGAGCGTTTACGACAAGCTGTTGAAGATGCTGCAAAAGAAGCTAACAAGCGGGGGTCGTGGGGTACTGTGTCCGCTGAGATGCGTAAGCAACTTATGGATATGGTTAGCCCAAAAGTCGACTGGCGTAAAGTGCTTCGATACTTTATAAAGACCAGTCAGAGGGCGAATAAGCGGTCTACGGTCCGCAGAATTAACAAGCGCTTCCCCTACATCCACAGCGGAAAGAAGGTAACTCGCCAAGCCAAGATTGCGATAAGTATCGACCAGTCCGGCAGTGTATCAGATAAGATGCTGGCCGCGTTCTTTGCGGAGCTATCAGGTCTTGCTAAGTATGCGGAGTTTACGGTGGTTCCCTTCGATACTGAAGTTGG